TACTCGCTCCATTACACCACACTGGTTTGCTGATAGTCCAACTCCATGATATTCTTTCATGGTTTCTATCAGATTTTCCTTTAGTTCTGCTCTATCCAAGTTCTCACTACATTCCGAAAGAGGAATAGTTAGAACTGTATTATCATTTTCAAGTAGTGTGTATATTGACATTATATAAACTCCATGCTTCTAAACAATCATCATTCAACAACATGACTAAAATTTCTCACCTTTTCAAATTTGATTGTACTTCTAAACTTATCTACCAATATATCTTGCTTATGACTAATCACAAAAATATTTTCATCAGAGAGCGTATTGAGAATTTTCAGAAATTCATCTGTTCCAGAACTGTCAAGTGAGCTATCAAAAATCTCATCCAACATCAACAGATTTGTATTTGTGCTATTTTTCATCTTCGCAATAGCTCTCCATGTAAACAAAAGAGCCAAATCAATACGCATCTTCTCACCTTCACTAAATGAATCATAAGTAAACTCATCACGATATCTTGACTTGATGGTTTCCTCAAAACTTTCATTCAGAGTAAAGTTCACATAAAATTCCATAGAAGTTAAATATGTATTAATAAGTTTATTCATAATAGGAAGATATTGTTTGATAATTTTAGTCTTAATACCTGTATCTTGCAGCATATTCTTTGCAGCTTCAGAGTAAGTTTTATCTTCTCTCAATTTTGTTTTTTGTGAATCTATACCTTTTAGTTTATTCTTTAATTTTTTCAACTTGTCATAATCAGACTTGCTTACATCTCCAGTTAGTAATTGTTTAATCTCAGCTTGTAGAGTGGAATTAAATTTCTCTAGCTGTATAACAGAACTATTGTCTTTTGCACTCTGAACTTCATTCTCTCGTATCTTATCTGTAATATCGGATATTTCTTTTTGTCTATCTCTTGATTTCTTTAATTCTTCTTCTAATTCTTTCAGTCCATTTGAAAATTTATCTACATCTTTTTGTTTGTTGAATATCATATCCTTTTTGAAAATTTCGTCAATATGTTGTTCACAGGTAGGACAATCATCATTATTTTCAAAAAAATCAACAACAGTAGAATGGGACTTATGTTTTTCAATTAAAGTAGCCTGAATAGCTTTTAACTTGTTATATTTCTTTTGTATCTTTTCAGTATCAGAAATTTTATTTAACAGAACATCATTATCCTTTTTAAGTAAATCAATCTCTCCTTGTCGTATTAAAATCTCTTCTTCATTGTCAGAAATAAGATTATTCTTTTCTTTAATTATTTTGTCTTTATTCTTTTTTACGCTATCAATATATTTTTTCTGTAGTTCAATTTTCTCTGTAGTAAGTTCCAGTTGATAATCAATATCACGAAGCTCGTCAGATATAGTTTTAAGTTTTTGTTTCAATAGCATGTTCATCAAAGAGAAGATTTGAATATCAAGAATCTCTTCCACAACCTCTCTACGATGTCGGGCCTTCAATTGCATGAATGGAATGAATGTAGATGATCCTAAAATAACAACCTGAGTAAAACTACGATAGTTTAACTTGAGTATTTGTTGTTCCAAATATTTTTGATAATCTCTTACATTTGCATCTTGATTATACATTTTATTATTAACGTATATTTCAAAAATATTTGGTTTAATACCACGAATCACCTTAATATTCTTAGAACCAATTTTAAATTCAACTTCAACCAAACAAGAGCTGTTGTTGACAGAGTTTAGTAATTGGGGTTTATTAACACCACGAAAAGGTTTACCAAACAAACCAAAGCACAGCGCATCAAGAATTGTAGACTTGCCTGCGCCGTTCTCACCAATAATTAGAGTAGTGGGGTTTCGGTCTAATTGTATTTCTATAAAGTTATTACCAGTTGAAAGAAAGTTCTTCCAACGAACATATTTAAATTGAATCAAAGTTCCAAATCCTGTGCCTCAGTATATAAATTTCTCATTGTGTTTTTTAATCTATCTTTACTTAGAGTAACATCCAAGTCATCAATATATTTTTCTAAAAGAGTCATCGTATCTTCTGTATTTTCAACAATATCATCTGATACATTACTTGCATCAAGTTCAGAAAAATCTTCAATAATCTTTACTTCATATGCATCAGCCAGGAGAAGTTTATCAACAAATTTATCAAACTCATATAAATCTTTCTTATTAACCACAATTAATTTTACATACTTATTTTCATATTGAGTAAAATCATGATTATTATAATCTTCTTGAGTGTCATCATAAAATATCTTATTAAAAAGTGTATAAGGATTTATAATACGCTCAAGTTCTCTTGTTTCTGTATCAAAAATATGAAATCCTTTTGGGTCGTCATAATCACTCCAAGTAATTTGATATGGCGTTCCCAAATAATAAATCTGGCCATCATCAGACTTATGATGAAAATGTCCACTAAAGACAGTATCAAATCTACGGAACAGTTCTTTTTCATGTCCCTCTACTGAAATTTGACCACGATGCATTTGAAAACCAGATATTCCTAAATGTCCCATAACAATATCTGATTTTGCAGTATTAAGCAATTTTATAGATTCATCATAATTGTTTACATTAATCCACGGCACAAACAAAATAGGAGTATCATCAAATTCTACAATCTTTGGTTTGGTATAAATTTTGAATCTATCAGAACCAACAAGTTCTTCCATAGAATTTATTTCATTAGTGTTCTTATAATAAGTATCATGGTTGCCAATAATAATATGTAAATCAATACCCAGTTCTTGAAATTTATTAATAAACCGTTTACGAAAATCACTTGCTATGCGATAGCTTATAAATTTACGCCGATCAACAACATCTCCCATATGAACACAAACATTACAACCTCTTTCCTTCAAAGTAGGAAAAAATGTGTTATCATAAAATTTATAGAAGTGGTCATTAAAATTTAAATTATCATTTCTTGCTCCGAAATGTGTGTCTGTAATAATACCAATTTTCAAACTTTTTTATTCCTTTTCCTGTTACTCTTTTTCTTATCTTCTTCCATAAACGATTCTAGGCCTTTAGTTTTTTCTGATGATTTCTTTTTTGGCTTATACACATCTTCATCTGGAAGCATTACATTTGGATCAAATCCCAATACAGTATATGCACTATCATCTCCTTCCATCGTTGTCCAAGATTGATAATTAGTATTTTGTATTATTTTATTTTTCACATGGGTTTGTTTTTTTTCTTTTGCAATTCTTCTAAGAAAGGCGTAATAAATGATTTGAGTAAAATATGCAAAAGGGTTGTTAGATTTTTCTGGATTAAAATTGTGAACATACTGTAAACAGTTTTCAATACCATCAGATATCATATCATCCCGATAAGTATAATTAATAAAATTAGGACGATACGAAAGATGGGTTGCAATCTTTAAAAAACATTCTCCAATATAATTAGAAACAGGAGGATATTCTTCTTTATTTTTTTCTGCAATATTATATAATTCTTTAAACTCAATCATAGCCGAAAGAAACTTTTTATTATCAACGTAATGCACGTTTTTGGATTTTTTTATGGATGTCATCATTTCTCCTTACACAACTTATCATTTATATAATATACATTATTACGATGTAAATGTCAAGTACAAAACAGGTATAATAGAGTATGTGACTTCGTTAATGAATTGTTTTATTTGGTATTTTAATTTCTTCCAACAATTCATCGTATATTTCTTCGTTATCAATATCATCTAGAAGTTGTCTTTTTTTTGATTTACTATTGTCCCAATCATCAAGTTCTTTAAGCACATGATCATAATATCGACTCAGCCCATGAGAAGCTTCAGTTATTAAAAGAATATGAGAAGTTTTAATAAGAAAAAATGATTGTTCTGTATAGGGCCCAATCCAACGAGTAAGATTTAAAGATTCTATAATACCATTTTTAGTCGAGCGAGAATGAACTTCTATTTTAAGAGGGCGGCCAATTGCACATTCATTTTCACTATTTCCATCACCAATTTCACAAACAATATCCTCTCCATTTGTTAATTTTACAACTTTACATGTAGATTCATTCATGGTAAATTTACCCTACTAATTGGCCGTGTCCTTATCCTTATATTTATGTTCATTTAAGATTTGCCCTGCTGATTTCATATTTAAATTGTTGTTCATTATATATATTAATTCGTTCTGTAAAGTGAGTTAACGTGAAATTTCTTCTTCCTTTATAAGAAATATCATCTGATAAATCAAAAACTAAAATAGAATTTTTATTCTCACTACCCCGCAAACCGCGTCCGATTGATTGCAAAACTCGAATTCTGGACTTTGAGGGCGAAGCGAACACGATGTTATTGATATTACGAATATTGATACCAGTAGAAAAAGTACCATAGCTTGCAATAATGATTGAGTTTTTTTCATTTTCCACAATAGCTCTAATATTTTCTCTTGTTTCTGCATTTGTTGCACCATAAACAAAAAATATTTTACGATCATGTATTTCATCCTTAACTAGTTTATGTAATAATTTACCATGTTTTTCTACAAGTTGAAATAAACAAAGAGTATTTCCATTGAGATGCTTTAATAAATCACATATGAAATTGTTTCTTTTTTCTAATCCTGTAATGAATTCCAATTCTTCTGCATAACTATAATTTTTAATTAATTTTCCAGTAGTTTCTGAATGTTTTAAAACAATACATTTAATTTTCAAATTTGCTAGAGTTTTCTTATCCATCAATTCTTTTGTGGTTGTTATATTTTCTACCGCACCAAACAGTCCCTCTAAAACAAGTCTATGCGTCTGTGTCCCGTCCAGCGTTCCTGTAAACCCAAATCTATATTTACACTGATGTAACTTAGTCATAATATTTGTAAGAGATTTGGCCTTAAACAAATGAGCTTCATCTCCTATCACACAACCAAATTGTTCAAAATATTTTTTAGGCATTTTATAGATAGATTGCCATGTTGATATCACAACATCTTTAGTTACCTTTCTGTCATATCCCTGATATATTTTTTGACAATAAGTTCCTGAACTCCAACCATAATCTTCAAAATCAGAATACATCTGTTCTACCAAAGAAGTAGTAGGAACCAATATCAAAGTCTTTAGCCCCATCATATGATAATAACGAATTAAAGAATATATTATTAAAGATTTGCCACTAGCAGTAGGAGAAACAAGAAGAGCACGATTATTAGAAATAGCATGATGAACCGCAGCAATTTGGTAGTCCCTGATTTTAAGTGATTTGCCTTTTGATTTTGGTTTAAGTGATTTGATGAAACCTTTGACAACTTGGCGAACAACAGGCCTAGTATCTTCTACTCCTTCTTCTATTGTATATTTTATTTTATTTCTGGAACAAAATTCTTTAATATATGGTAATAGTCCAACATATATTTCACCAGTGCCGGGGCTAAATAAACGTATCTTACCGTCCCACATACGATTACGATACATGGGCATAAATTTTGCGCCGGGAACTTCAAAAGTAAAAAATTCTGATATTTCTTGTGATGTTGATAATTCTAAGTTACTTAGAATTAAGTAAACTTCATTTTTTTTAGATATGAACATTTTACAGGGGGGCTGATTCTTCGTAATCACTTACTAAATTCATCAAATCATCCCAGCTTCAAACTTCTTCCATTCTATTGTATTTTTAATGTCCCATCCACGATTATCAATTGACTTGATAATTCCTTCAAGATATTTTATTACAGTTTCTAAATAACCAATCTTATCCATCAGCTGAATAATTTCTTCATCTGAACTAATATACATTGCTAAATCATTTTTTAAAACTTTTAGGTCAAATGGTTTTGTCACATAAATTTTAGCATCAGCTTTACCACCATAATATTCCCATTTTTGTCGATACATTCTTTGATATTCGCCATTGGTTTTCTGTAACAACAATTGAAATCTCGACCTCTGGTCAAGATATTTTAATTTAATTTTTTGGTTTTTAAGGGATTCAGAACCAAGTTGTTCCTCATTTTCAATAATAAGGTCTTTTCTTGATTCTTCTTTTAACTGATCTAAATTCATAATATAATTCTTTCAAGTGGTGAGCAGAGTTTGATTACTCTCTTGGTATATATTGACTAAAATTTAAGTCTAAGATTTGATATTTTGTTAAAGTTTATCATATCTGCTCAAACATATTTATAATGTTTTTATTTCGTATATCTGATACGCAAATTCAGCAGTAGTCGTTATATATTCTACATCTGTTGCAGTTTGAGTAAAATCTAATGCACCCAAGGATATAGGAAATACATTTTGAAAAGCTATTTCTATAATAGGATTATTTTTATTAGAAAGTATCAGAATAAATGCATCCGCATACATTGCTTTATCTGGCGTGGCTCGTTTAATTGTTTCTGCACTTGTTTTTGCTTTTGGTGTAGCAGGCGTATTTGATGTTTCATCTCTAAATGTAGAAAACTGTTCCCTACTTTTTGGAAATCCATAACCAG